ACAAGGCAGTCAGGAGTGGCTGGACGCTAGATTAGGTAGGCCTAGCGCCAGTCAGTTCCACAAGTTAATAAAGTCCAATGGCAAGCCAAGTGCATCGGCTGATGGATACATCAACTCGCTTATCATCGAGCGCATATCTGGCATGTCTGCCCCTGTATTTGTGACAGATTGGATGACCCGTGGCAATGAACTTGAGCCTGATGCCCGTAACCTGTACGAATTGATCACTGAAAACGAAGTGCAGGAAGTAGGGTTTATCTTGGATAACAGTGGTGAGTTTGGCTGTAGTCCTGATGGCCTAATAGGTGAAGATGGCGGCATTGAGGTTAAATGCCCAGCACCTGGAAACCATGACAAATGGAGCGAGAAAGGAGTCTGCCCAACAAAGCATTATGCTCAAGTCCAAGGCTGCATGTGGATAACTGAGCGTGATTGGTGGGATTTTATGAGTTACCACCCAGAAAAAGAACCCTTTATAGTGCGCGTAGAGCGTGATGAAGAGTTTATTGACAACTTGGCAGAGCAAGTATTGCTTGCCGTAACCGAAATTATTTCCGAAGTGAGGAATTTACAATGAAAGTAGGCGTATCATTATCCATAGACTTGAAGCAATTAGACTTAGATCGTTGCCCAGTAGTGACCAAAAAAGATGGCACTCAAGCTAGGTATCTTAATTTGACAACCTTTGTGAACACTGCCGAGCAGGATCAGTACGAAAATAATGGCTTTGTTACTCAATCGCAGACTAAAGAAGAGCGTGAAAAAAGCGAGAGAATGCCTATTCTGGGCAATGTAAAGGTGTTTTATAACGATGGAGCAGCACCACAGTCTAACGCTGCCCCGCAGTCTACCGCTGCCCCTATCACTGAAGACATACCTTTTTAGGGGTAATGTATGAAAGATAAGATCAAAGAAGCACACAAATTTGCCAATCGCCAGCTAATAAAGCAGTGGTTAATGGCGCAATCCAATTTAAGCAATGCACAAATAGTATATTTGCTGGTAATACTTGCGATTGCAGTGGTTTTATAAGCCAGGCCTCCCTCGGCCCGTGATCAGGCGTGGTTCACCTGTGGCTGGAAACGAACCTATATCTTTTAAGGTATGTTATGAATAAATATAATACATTTGTGACCATCCAAAGAGTCTATATACTGTTCTCTCAATTGGTCTGGGTGGTGTTTAAAGTGTTGATTTGTATGGTAGTATTCGTTGTATGCGGTCTAACCGCAGTGGCGAAAGACGATTTAGAGCGCCCATAGTGGCGCTTTTTTTATGGAGCAAATAAATGAAACATTTGATTATTCCAGACACACAGGTAAAACCTAATAGTCCAACCGACCACCTAAAATGGGCTGGCTTGTACGCAGCAGAGAAAAAGCCTGATGTTATCGTACACATTGGCGACCATTGGGACATGCCTAGCCTGTCATCATGGGACGTGGGCAAGAAAAGTTTTGAAGGTAGGCGATATACGGATGACATAGAAGCAGGTATTGCGGCTATGAAAGTATTTTTAGAGCCTATACGCACTGAGCAGCAGCGGTTAAGGATAAACAAGCAAAAGCAGTGGAACCCACGGATGGTGTTTACTCTCGGTAATCACGAGCAGCGCATTGGCAGGGCCATTGAAAGCGACTCCAAGCTTGATGGATTAATTGGCTATGATGACCTGAAGCTAGAGGAAATGGGCTGGGAAGTTTACAATTTTCTAGAGGTAGCAGTGATAGATGGAATGGCGTATTCGCATTACTTCACTTCTGGGATTATGGGAAGGCCCGTAAGCAGTGCTAGGAATATGTTATCCAAAAAGATGATGAGTTGCGTGATGGGCCATGTCCAAGATCGAGACATAGCCTATGCGCGTAGAGCAGATGGGACCAATATTCTAGGACTATTCGCTGGCATCTTTTATCAGGGGCATGAAGACTACTTAACACCCCAAACAAATTTGTCATGGCGTGGAATTTGGATGTTAAACGAAGTTGCTTTTGGTGGCTGCGATGAATTGCCAGTCAGTCTGAACTATTTACGCGGAAAATATGGTGACCAGGATGAGTGAGTGGGAAAAATTACAGAAAAAGCACCCAGCGATAGAACCGAGGCCCGTGTCTACTATCCAGAAAAACGCCTTGGCAGGGAATTTGGATATGGTCAATAAACCACCACATTATAATCAGGGCGGCATTGAGTGCATTGATGCGATTGAATCGAGCATGTCGAAGGAAGCGTTTGCCGGTCATTGCAAGGCATGCGTTATTAAATACGTTTGGCGCTATAAAGATAAAGGGGGCGTAGAATCGCTGGAAAAGGCGCAATGGTATCTATCTCGCCTAATTAACACCGAGAAAAAGCGCCTGTAATCCATTCTAAGGCGTTTTAAGGGGTCACCCTATACCAATGCTAGGGGTATAAAAAAGCCCCCAATTAAGGGGGCTAAAAGGCCCGTATTCGGCACGGTGGGCCAGCCCGACTTCAAAGGGAAAAAGGAACCCTCGCCTAGCTATTTACTTTTCTTTTAAAATACTTTTTAGCTTCTTTTTTAGATTCGGATATACAGCCCTCTATAGTATATCTATCTTTTTCTTCTTCGTGAGTTTCCACCCAGCTCTCGACTGTTCCGTCATCATTGACCCGAAAGCCTAGGCCGTGCATATCGCTACATATTACCCAGCCGTCTTTCCCTGATGCAACCATGATATCTAATTCGCGGCCAGCATTTAAGCCTAATATTAGTATTTCCATCTTTTCCAGTGTGTTAATTTTCATCTTATACGCTCCATTGTGAGGCCATTGCCTCGGCTATTCCGGTAAATGTCTCTGATCTGATTTTCCAGCGGTCGGCACTTGGCGGCAAATAGTGCAGCCTTTGCTGTTGATTTTTTGGAAGTGTGTCAAATAACGCTTTGACGTTGTCAGTCTCGACCAAAGGCGGCAAGTTGTGAAGCCATAGGCCCGTCTTTTTGCTTTCAGGGTGGCCAAATTGCCACGGTTGGATGTATTGGGTAGGTTTGATAGGTAGTACGCCCACGGGGTTCTCAAATGCTACGCGGGGCGCGTGTTTCTTTGCGTGTTCAAATAGGGATAGTGTCCATTTTATAGAATCTAGGCGCTGTTGATTCTTTGGCATTCCTTTTCCATACCATGCATTACCTGAAACGGCCAGCGCGGTACATGGGGGGTGCATAATGATCAAATCCCAGTCAAAATCAGGGTCTGCTATTACACCCCAACAGTCTCCTTGATAATGATTCCATGATTTGTCATCTGCTGGCAACAGATCGCACGAATACGCATCATGGCCAAGGGCGCGGAAAGCCTCCCTTACCTTCCCGCTGTACTCGCAAGCAATTAATACTCTCATTGTCGGACCTCTACGAAATCAGCGTTTATTTTGTCGCAAATCATTAGGTCTAATCTGCCGAACTCATTGTCTGTCAAATGGCCTATTTTATGCACTCGCTTAAATCCCTCGCTGGCACGCAATAAATCTTGAAGTGTGTTGGCCCTTTTGATGCGCTCGATAGCTGATGTGTAATTGCTCATGATGCCACCTTCTTCGAACGCAAATCGTACAGTGCTTGTACGGCTGCATTTTGAATTGTGACTTCAGCCAATACGCTCGCATGATGGGCAAAACAGTCAAAACGCTCGCATCCGTTTTCGTCCAGCATTGCTTCAGCATCGTCAGTGCAACAGTTAGCGCACAGCATGATGGCCTTGTATGTATAGATAGCGTGTTCACTACTAGCAGCAGCCTGATCTATTAATTCGTAATGATCGCCGCCGTGGTTTTTAACTTCCTCAATGGCTTGGAGAGCAATGCTGATTGCTAATTGCTGTAGCTCGTAATCGTTTTGAATGTATTCCATGTTGTAACCCTTTTTAGTTTGTGATTAATATCATAAAGCCCACTGTCTCAAATGGGCTTGAGTCATCAACCAAATGACAGTGCTATAAATGCAAAGGAGTAAAAAGAGAGGGCGAACAGTAAGCCCCCAAATACCACAGCGGTATAGCAAACAGTTTTGACAAATATGTTCTCGATTCTTTCGCGGCGCTGCTCTTTTTTAATCTGTAATTTATATGCGTTATTCATTGTTTACGCCTCAAAGTTAAATAGTAAAGGGTAGCCTGTATATGATTCGCTGCCTTGTATCTCTAACTCACACTCGGAGCCAACCTTTCTGACTTCTCCATATACTCCGCCAATTAGATCGGTATAGATGGCCTGAGTTGTTTTATAATGGCGCATTTCTTCCGCCAGCTCTTTATTGTGATGATTGATAAATGACACCGCCACAGCTCTTTTGTGTTTTTGTGGAATATTCATATTTCCTCCCCCAATTTATACATGTTAACGGCTATCTTGAAACAATGGGCGGTCATAGCAGCGGAACCTTGCCAGTGTATTAGGTGTAGCGTCCCAGAAGCCATAACCTTGACCAATCTACAAGGTCTGTTGTTTGTTCCACAGCGTAACCACTGGCCGCGCTGTAGTTTGATCGTCCCGTTGCCAATCCCTTCCTGCACGCCTTCAGCCCATAGGTTTAATGGTTTTGTATATCTCATTCTACTGTACTCCCTTAATCATTAGATAAAGTGCTGGCCCAACTGTTAGTGATAAGAATATGATATCGCCCATTAGATTATCCCCATTGTAAATGCTGCG